CATGTCCTAGCATACTACTTGCACTATTGAAGATTTCAGAACTAAAGCGTGATTCAACCTGCATACCTAAATCCATAAGGTCTTTGTAACTAGCAGTAGCCATATCAGCTAACTCATCCATCTCGTTGTCAGCCGCTTCTAGACCTCTCACCTGAGGTAATGCTGCTTCAATCTTATCTAATGTGTTTAATGCCTTTTCAGTAACTTCTTCAGTGACTTCAGGTAAAGGAATAGTCAGATCGTTCTCGTCAGACGATGCTAATTCAAATAGTTCTTCAAGCTTTTTGGTCATACAAGTATTTAGTTTTACTTGCGACCGTTGTAAAAGATATCATCTTCTGTGATAACTCTAAACGTTAAGCCCTGGCTCTTGCAATATGCCATTGCTGCCGCCCACTTTGCGTGATTGATAGCTACTACCATTCTATCTTTAGCGTTTGCTACCTTACTCTCAATGATACTTTGTTTTTTTGGTTTGATTTCGACAACTTCAGCGACTTGCTTACCAAATCTGTTTTGATATACTACAAAGAAATCAGGAACATAGATTGTGGGCTTACCAGTTAGTGGATGTTTATATGGAATTCGCATTGATTCGCTAGCCCAATATATAATGCTATCATTACTATCACAAAATGTCATGAAAGTAAGTTCCCAACCGGAACGATATTTAGGTTTGTGATTGCCTATGTACTTTTGTGGATTTTTTGGCGTATATATGCCTTGGGCCCACTTACCCATGTTACAACACTACGTTACGTTGAACGGCTTCATTTGGTTTGGGTATAATTCCTACTCCATATAGGGTAGTTTTAGGTCTAAACGTATTCAAGTAATAACAAATTACCTGATTCATCTGCAATTTGTTATTTTTACCCTTAATTGTAGCTAATAAATCTAGAACACTAAACTGTCCCTCTTGTGCAATAAAGAATAACAATGATGCAAAATTATTAGCTTCTTGTTTATTTTTTGAGTTACCTAAAAAGAAAGAATATATAACATCCCAATCTGCTGCGTTTACCCTAAGGGAGTTAGAGTAAAAATTATCAAAAATTCTTACAGTATTTCCCAAAGTTGTTGCAGTGAATATAGCCATAATACTATTTATACTGTGTCAATACCAGCATTGAAGTTTCCGTTAAACGGTGCTTCTACTGGGAACCCAGGGCGAACTTTATTACCCGAAAACTGTACCCCGGCAGTGGGTTCACTGAGTATTGGCTGCGGCGCTTGTCTAGCATCAATAGTAGGTGAGCCTGCAAGACCACTTAGTCCCGGAGTTTGACTTGCTCCTGGCAGAGAAAATAGATTGTTTCTATTTCGGTTAGCTGGAGTATTGGTGATAGCATCAACAAACATACTACCTAATTCAAACGCGGCGGATTCTATAAGATTTGGATTTTTAAGACCATTGTATACTGCATCTGCATTTCGTATAGCACCCAATATGTTGCCATCCTTTAATGATTTGATAGCACCACCTGCTGCATCTACTAATCCACCTCTTCCCAATATAGTTCCGTTTGCTCCCGGAGACATGTTAGGGCTAGGTGTTCTATCGTAATTAGCAACATCACCAAAGCCAGTAACAATGTCTTCAGGACTTCTTCCGTCCAATGCGCCTTGATTGTATACGACTGTTTCATAGTCGATAGTCATTCTATTTTGCATTATACCAGAACCCTCACTATAATTATATTGATCGTGAGAGAAATTAGTAATCATAGGATTAATTAAGGTGTATGCAATAAAATTGTGTTGATTTAACCCAAACACTGTGATGTTTTTAAAGAATGGTATCTTACTGCCGTCTGGGCCAGTTGCGCCACCTGATAGACCCCAAGTGTGATCGTCGCCGCCAGTGGATTCGTTATAAATATTATTGTTGTTGTAGTCAATTATTGAACTGCCGGTATCTTCAAAGAACCTATTATTTCCTCGGTTACCGCGTAGCACTTGGCCTGGTCTAGTACCATCGTTATAATAATATGTATAATATGCTTCCCACATGCTAGTAGTGTTATTTCCATTATCATCATGGAATATTATTTCTACCGGATCATATCTAATTTTGGTTTGAATAATTCTTTTTCTATTATACTGATTAAGTGCTTCTGTTTGCATAGTGAAGGAAGGTAATTTTACTTCCTTTACTAAGATACCAAAATTTGGAGCATTTGTGTATACAGAGTTGTTAAATTCAAAGTAAGTATGAAAAAGAAATTTAAGTTTAGGTGCATTTTCATAAGAGTTAGGCCTAAACGTTTTGGCAGCGTGTTGGTAATCTCTTAGGTAGGGACTGCCGAATAAAGCATCGGCAGCCCCATTTAATAAATTTTCACCCCAATTACCTAATGACATTAATTTGTCCTAATTATTAGGTAGTTGAACCAATACCAGTTGCGATACCTGTAGGACCGTTGAACGCACGACCAACGAAAGTACCAACACCAGTAATAGGTCCGTCTGGCTGACCTGGTGTAGAATTTTGAATTGCGTTATCATAACGAATAGATAGTGCAATTGTTGCTGGATCATTAGTTGCATAAGCTAACTGGTTATAGTTAGCAGACTTGATGAAGCAACCATAGCATTCCCATCTTTCAAGAACAGTAGGAGCAAGAGCGCCGTTACCACCGTCTAGAATTTCAATGTTTGTTTGGAACTTATAGTCTTGACCAGTTGCAGCAGATGCCTGTTCAACAAAGTCAAACTGCTTTTGGATCTGTTGTGCAACTGACTGTGAAACAGTACCGGATGCGTCATCACGAATGTTTACAGTTAATTCACTCCAAGAGTGCTTACCTGCAAGATACATTCTTGAGTTATAAACGTTCAAGGTAACTTCTTCAAATGAGAGGTTTGGTCTTGAACAATCTACTACTTGCTTAGTTAATTGTAGTCCACCATTAACATCAACCCCAAAGTTCAAGAAATTGACTCTAAAGCGGAACTGTAGTTTAGGCATCAACAGACCTTGGTTGCCGCCTGCGTTGTCAGATGCTACGGTCATGTTGAACAATGATTGTGAGGCTGTTGCCATTTTGTATTCTCCTGTTATAAGTATTTATCTTTTATTAGTGGGTACCCGGGGGTACCCACTAACTTTAATTATTGTCCTGAAAGTTCACCTGTGTTGAATACACGAACCGGAATGTAGATGAATTCAACTGCCTTAACAGGCTCAATTGCTACGTCTACCCAAAGCTCGTTTCTGTCAATACGTGCTGGTGTGTTATTTGATTCATCACATACTACGAGATAGTCATATAGACCTCTCTTAGCAACAAGATCAACCATTAGTGTTTCAACAACACCTGAAATCTCTTGTCTTGTCAATGCATCATTTGGTTCAAATACGAACGGTCTTGCTGCAATTGTCAATTGACGACGAATATAAGCGACTAGTCTTGCAACGTTAATTCTATCAAGTGCAGAATTTGATGCAAAGCTTGACTTGTTACCGTAGTTCAATAGTCCATTACCAGTGAAGAATACCAGTGGGTTAATCTGATTCGTGTACAATACGTCACGAATTCCGATATTAGTCTTCATTGATACGAACTCGCCCGTTGCACTGTCAATGTATCCAATGCTTGTAGCATTGTCAATGACACCGCGACGAGTACCAGCTGGGGCAAACCAAGGATACGCAATGTTATCGTTACGTAGAATAGTTCTGATCATCATGTGTGATGGGGGAACTGCTACGAGATTACCTGATAGGTCAGGAGCAATACCCGATGGGTAGAATAGACCCATGTAAGTATTACGAGTTACTAGACCATCTTCACCAGTTGACGTTGCACCAGCGGCATTAGTTGCCCATGCTTGAATTGCAGTTGCATTTTCAGGAAGTCTCATTGGTGTATCACCGATGATGAATCCAGTTTCACCTCTATCATTGTTGAGTACAACCATGTTAGGCTGTAGTTCAGGATAGTTAGGAGAAGCAATCAAGTTGAATGCATTGTCTTCGTCACGTAGAGCAGAATTAGTATCAATTGCCGCTCTCATTGCACGAACAACCATTGCTCTTTGAGCCTTACGACCCATATAAGGAGCACCGTTTGACTGCAATCCAGAAGCACTTACCCATGCATTCTTTTCAGTAGGTAGCACTGTGTCTGGGAATGAAGATGAATTGAAGTAGTTCACACGATATTGCTTAACGTTATATCCAGAACGACGAGTATTGAATAACAACATACCTGTTGGATATAGTGTGTTATCAGGAGCATCAACGTCTAGATAATTACTAGTCAATAGAGATACAATTGATGGAATCGGATCATCAACTGGGTCAGTTGTTCCGTTTGTTGCCCAACGTGCATCACTAAACAAAACTCCGGAAGAGCTAGTTTGATCACTATTGTCAATTCTTACCCATGCACCGGCGCCATCTACAAGCTGCCAACGATTAATGATTGGATAGTTCTCAAGATCACTTGTATCAATCCAAATATCACCGTATACTAATGCAGTATTGTCACTCTGTACAGTTGGTGCAGAAGCACTTACTAATGGTCCGTTAGGATCAGTTGCGTTAGTACCGCTTGGGAGAGGGAAACCATTGCTATCATAATTGACATTCTTGTATCCTCTCCAACCAGCTGAAGTGTTGACCATGATATCTACTTCGTCTACGACTGAGAAGAACCAATTTGTTAAGTTAGCAGGAGCAGCGACGGGTGCACCTTCATTAGCAGTCATGTCAAATTCTACCCAATTTGATAATTGAGTTGTGAATATAGAAGAGCCTTGACCGCTTACTGGAGTAACTCCTGTGACTTCACCTGTTCCTACAGTTACCGATGTTATTGCAACAACAAGATCATTAGTAGGACTTG